AATGTTTTGCTATATGAGCATTAAGATAACCTTGTTCATAAAAATTAAATGCTTCTTTATCTGGTTTCTTAAATAATTGTTTAAAATGTCTAGGAATTAACATAACTCCAGTATTATAATATTTACCATTCCATTTAGGTAATGTGATATTATATTCTTTACAAGCCTCATATAAAGACTGATTTCTTTGATTTGTAAAAGGCATCTCATTAAATAAAGCTAATTTGTTGGATGGAACAATTTTAAATAAATCTGGACAGTCATTTCTTATTATGACATCAGTATCTAAATATAAAATACGTTCATATTTATTCAAATAATTATAAATGGCCAAAAATTTCTCCCAATGAGGAGTGGAACATTGACTTTCTTTAACTACTATAAAATCTGCACCAATACGTTTTGCATATTGTTCTATTATCGGATGTGTGTATTCAGCTATTTTTTTATAAGTATCGCCAACAGCTATCATTAAAATAAGATTTTTTGACATATTTTTTTCCTTTTTTAACTAAAGTCCAATGAAGAATTACCATAATAACTAGTATTATCAAAATAAAATGTAATTATATCTATTGCATATGCTCCTGTAGATAATGTAGGAGCTGTTCCTGATGGCCACTTTACATTTCCTGGCCATGTTACTAATCTACTTCCACTACTATCTTGAACCAATTTTAATAAAAGATTACCTTTACTTGCAGGATTAGTAAATGTGAAAGTGCAATCATCTGTTAAAGTAGATTTTTGTTTATTACTCAATCCCCAATTTATTGTATCTGCCCCACCAGAATCACCATTATCTGTTTCTATAAATCCAGCAAAACCTGAAAAAGAAACTTCTGTATTTGTAATATCTATTTTAAATGCAGCACAATTTAGATTACTTAAATCTGTAAATGCTAAAGAAGATAATATTACTGTTCCTGTAACTCCATCTGTAAATGCTAAATTGTTTCCAGAAGATTGGTCTATACTTACTGCTGGATCATCTAATTCAAAACGAGAAGCTCTAACAACACCAGTTGTAACTAAATCGTCACTAGTTCCTGTCCAATCTATATGTTCATTAGAAACAAATCCAGATAAATTATCATGATTGATAACAGTTTCGTCTATTGATAATGTAATATAATTTCCACCATCAGTATAAACTATAGGAGATGAAGTTCTTAAAACTCCATCACCATTGGCTGCACCTAAATAATCAGCAGTTGCTCCAGCATCTACTTTTAATTTTTCATCAGTTCCAGCTGCCGTAAATGATTGCCAAGAAGCTCCGCTATATCCTTCAAAAGCAGAACCAGACCAACGAATTGTTCCTGCTGTAGCATCAGCAGAAGTACCTATTCTAAGTCCAGCAGAAAAATAACCTGTTATCCATCTTTTAGATGGAGAACCTAAATTTATATTTGCATCATTAGCAGGTAATAAATTGGTATTGATTGCTGTTGAAGATAAATTTTCAAGTGTAACTTTAGCGATTGAAGATAATATAATTGACCCAGTAACACCATCATTAAAAATTAAGTTTCCACCAGAGCTTTGGTCTATACTAACATCAGGACTATCTAATTCTATTCTAGTAAATCTACCAAATCCTGTAGTTATTAAATCATTACTAGTGTTTTTCCAATTTATATGTTCATCGGCTACAAAATCTGTAAAAGAATCATGACTAAGATTATAAATATTAGAAGGTGAAGATATAGTTAAATCATTGAAAGTAACAGTATCTCCTGTTTTTAATGCTTGATTTATACCATCAAGATAAGCCCATTCATTTGTATCTAAAGTAGTTCCACCAATTTTAAAAGCTGTAGCTGTTACATTACCAGTAGTATCAAAATCACCAGAACCTAAATCAATATCATCATTATCATAATAAGGTTTTAATGTTGTAGTTCCTGAAAGTCTATCCCATAAATTTTCAACTCCAAGATATGTTTCTAATGTACTTAAATTAACAGCATCTTTAGGATTTATAGGATCATCTAAATTAATTATTCTATTATGACCTAAATCCAAATTTCCAGTTAATGCTATAGAACCATCTGCTAATAAAACACTACCACTAGCAACATATGTTGAATCTTCATGGTCTAATTCAAAAATATGATTATATATAAAATAATTCTTTAAATTAGTAGCACTACTAGAAGAAGTTATATGATAATCTCCTTCATAAGAACTATCACCAGAATTTCTGATTGTTACATAAATAGAACTACCATATGAACACCATGCCCAATCTTCCTCTGATATTTCTGTACTAGATAAAGCAAGTAAACTGATTACATTATCACCAGGAATTACATAATATGATTTAGCTACAGTTACAGGTGTTGTAGAAGTAGATATTCTTATCCAATATTTAGTTTGATTATTAACTGTTGTTGTTGCCCAATCATCAGGTATAGTCCAAGTAATTCTACCATTACTTTCAAAATTTGAAGTATCATCATCTAAATCATTATCATTTGCTGTCATAGTTGTCCATGCAGAACCATTCCAATATTCAACTACTAAAGTATAATTACTACCTCTTGTTTGCCATTCAAATTTAGCACCTGCAAATGTAGAAGCCTCACCAAAATATAAATAATCATTTGCTGTATCCATTAAACTAAATTCAGTTCCACCCTCTGTTCCAGCTTCTGTTGTATTATCAGTATAACCTGACCCACTATCACCATTATAAAAGAAAACTTTATCAAAACTTGTTGCTGATTCTGAATCTGCTTCACCTTTATTACTAAACAATCTATCATCAAAATATAATTGGTTTAATGAATTATAACTATATGAAGTTGGTGATGTTTTCCATATTGAATAACCTGTCTCCTCTTGTAAATGAGACCAATTAGTATAATTACCTAATGTATTACCTAAACTTACATTTCTTATATATTTTCTATCTATTCCTATATCACTATATAGTTGTGATATTTCATTTACATCAAAATTACCTTGATATGCAAAACCTTCTAATTCTAAAATCATATTATTTAAATCATCTATCTGGTCTTGTCTAGATAAATTTTTATTAACTTTTTTAATATCCATTTTTTATATTAATAAAAGAGGTGTAGTAATTGTAAATAATAAACCTCTTCCTCCTTCTTCTAGCCAATCTTTCTTTATCAAGACTGACCAAATTGTAATACCTATTGTTAATATTATCGTTCTCATAATTAACCAAAACCAAGCACCATTATACCAAGCATATGGTAATGCGGATAACCCCATCATAAAACCACAAACTAACCACTCGTACCAATCTGTATCTACATTTTTATCAAATTCAAAATAAGTAGTCATTGTTCCAAACATACCTAAAAAAGTTAATAGCCAAATCCACCATGGTGCTGTTCCACCTAATAAAGCTAATAATCCTAAAGCAATAACAGGAACACCAAAATCTCTATATTTGGTATTGAATGGTTTACCTATTCCACCCAATCTATACAATATCGCTCCAATAAATGATAAAAATGGTATTAATAAATATTTTAATTTTGTTTTCATTATTAACCTGATTCCTCAATGTCTAATATTTTTTTTACTCTTCCAAAAGATTTTCCGTTACTAATTAAAGAACTTTGTATATTTCCTTTTTTTGTCATTTTAAGTTCATCTTTTTGTTCTTTTAATTCTTTATCAGTCTTTTTTTCAATTTTTTTGTTTACTACTTTATATAAATGGATATTTTTAAAATCTTTGAAATCATTTGTAAATAATTCTTTTAAACCATGATTATATTTCCAAAAATTAGAAATTTTAGCTGAATTATTAGGAAATTTATTTTTTAAATAATTATCATCAGTAAAAAAAAACTTTATTTCTCCATTCTTATTGTATCCTAGTAACATTTTTACTCCTTATAATGTCTTAAAGAAACTAGATAATCTATATTTTCTACCCCTTGACTTCCAATTGTATAAACAGTCTTATAGGGATTTATTTCTTCATCAGCTGTATATGCCGCAATTTCATAGATATACACTTTAATTGAAAGGCTTGTGCTGCCTCCCCCTGAACCAGAACTATAAGAATAAGCATGGACAGTAGCCTTTATTTTTTCACAGCTGACAATGTCAACTGGAAGCAGAATGTGTCCAGAAGCACCTTCTACCTGAGAACTACCCCCACCACCCCTTTGGGCATGGTCAACATAACTCAACAGGGTGGGATCACTTGATGGTCCACCAGAGGTAACCAAAACCCAAGAACTGCCATTATACCATTCTATTTTCCAATCAACATCAACCTCAGTCCATCCATCTGTATATCCATATGCGTAAGCATAAAATTTATAATCTATCTGTTTAATGTCATAAGCACCATCAAATGTATGTTCAGATGTAATAACAGCATTTATGGTGTAATCTCCTGATGATTGTTCTACAAGGTGTGCAGTATTATAATTATCATCTATACCGAGAGCACCAGTTCCACCACCAGTATAATCATGTGATGTTTCTGCCTCTCTAACTATATTTATAAAAGAATCTGCATAATCACTATAATCATATATCATATACGAGGAAGCAGCAAATAATCTAACAGCTGTAAATTGCTCAGCACTCATTTTATCCCAAAAAGCAATAGGATAAAGAGAAACAATAGAATCATATTTATTGTTATTTGAACGATCTCCTGGAGTAAAGGAACTCATTACACCATTAGCTTCATTTCTGGTATAATAATTGTAATTATTATCAAGACAAAAACTCATTATATACTCCCCTGCTCCTCCTTCAGCAGAAACAACATGAAATTCAAAATTTGTTATAAAAGAATAAGCCAGCACACCAATATCTGCTTCTGGATAATTTTCGGTTCCTGGCAAATCTATGTCAGTCCCATAGGTATTATCTCCATTTAATTCAGCAGGAGCAGAAACTCTACCCCCAGAAGATATATTTATAATATCTGGTGTTATTGTCAATACATTTTCACTTGCGTCTTTTACTCTAATTCCATATCCCATATTAAAACATTCCTATTCTTAATTATTTTTTAAAAATATCATATAATTTACTGTTTCTACTCCTTTGTTACCTATACTATAAACTGCTAAACCATCACTTGCACTAGTATCCCAGAGCAGATATGCTGTGGCAGCCCATATTCTAACTTCAGTAACTGTTTCAGGATTACCTGGCAAATCCCATCCAGTCAGAGGGAAAATGGAACAAACTGGATCCCATGTGTTTTGTTGAGTATCAGTCATATTACCAGCGTTCCAAGAAGTCATTACTCCAGTGCTATTATTTTTGGTATAATATGTCTCTGCATCATCTGCATAAATACCTGTCATAAAAGATATTTTAGTGCCAGGGTTGAAAAACCACCAGTCAACATCTATTTGATAATGAAAAGTAACTGGATAAACCATAACTCCAATATCTCCTACAGGAATACCTGCATCTCCAGGTAAATCTATATCAGTTCCATAAGTGTTGTCTCCATTGAGAGAATTTGGCATAATTAAAGCTCCACCTGCGATAATCTTTGAAATGTTAGGCATAAGCAAAGATGAATTTCCAGAAGCATCATAGATTTTCGCTCCATAAACCATATTTATGTTCCCTTCTTTATAGCCACTACATAATCAACTGAAACTACACCATTATCACCAATAGAATATGTCTTTATACTAGTACCTAATTTAGGATCTACAGGTGTTCCAGAAGCAGATGCATCCCTTAATAAATAACAAGTAGCAGCAAACAGTCTGACTGAAGTAAAAGTCTCATCACCCATTTTATCCCAAAAGGCAAGCGGAAAAATTGAGTATATTATATCGAAAGTTGCCTGTTGATTATGTGTCATAGCTCCTGCACTCCAAGATGTCATTGCTCCTGTACTGTCATTTCTAGTATAATAAGTAGCTTCATCATCAGCATAATGAAAACCTCCTGAAAAATTCCCTCCATAAGTCGTATGAAGATAAACACTATTAAAATTAGGTCTACCTGGAACCACAAGAACTACTATATCTCCTGCTGGATAACTACCTTCTCCTGGCAAATCTATATCTATTCCATAGGTATTATCACCTTCAAGAGAATTTGGCATAGATACTTTTCCAGCACTAATTATAGTTCCAACATCTGGTGTCAAAGTAAGTTTATTGTTTGAAGTATCTGTTAGTCTTAATCCATACTCTGCCATTATGCTAATTTCCCCAATTCTACACGTAAATTTGAGCTTTCATCATAAATTTTAATTACTTCATTAGCACCATCTATATAAACTTTGCCTGCAGCTCCCACATTCACAGTTCCTGTAAAAGTTCCAGAAGTTGTTGTTATTACACCTTTAATATTAAAAGTGCTTTCAGATTTATCCCATAAAAGACCTTTAGTACTATCATAATCTCCTATTATTACATCACCAACATCTGCACCACTCAAAATAACATTAAGAATAGTTCCAGCTGCATCATCATAAGCAATTAAATTTGTAGTGTTCATTAAAACTCTAGAACCACTAGATGCTGTTCGTAATGTTGCTCCTGTTACTGTTCCTGCTGTAATTGTACCTAAATTTGCTGTAATAGCACTCAAAGTAGTAACATTTATTGCACCAGCAATGATTGTATTTGTAAAAATAGTTCCTCCATCAATTTTTGTAACATCATCTCCATGAGCCCAACCAGTAGCTATAGCTGCATTTTGTAATTCCCATTCTCCAGCAGTAATCTCGTCATCACCTTCATTAGTAGCTCTATATAATTTATTGTCATCTGTATCTATCCATAAATCACCTGTATTTTCGGCAGTTGGTATAGAAGATCGTCTAAAAGAAGTAATACCACCTCCACTTGAAACTGACTGCCAACCACTTTCATAAACATATAAAGCATTATCATCATCAGTATCTACCCAATAATCTCCATCTTTTTCACCTTCTCCACTCGGTTCACTTGTTTGATAAAAGGTTACAGAAGCGTTACCTCCTGTAATAGTAATATTACCTTTTATTTGTAATCCATTTGTAGGATCATATTTTAAATAATCATTTGTTGTTCCAATAGCAATTCCATATAAATCACTAGAATAACCTAAAAATCCATTTAAATTACCTAATCTTAAATGAGTAGTTAATGTATCCCAAGGTGAACCAGCATGAGTTACTATACTTACATAGGGAGCATTTGATTCTGAAGCAGTCATAAATATTCCACCTTCATTACTGGCACCGAAATTTACAACAGAAGTTCCTTTTTTCCAAACTGGATTATTATTAGTAGAATAAGCTCCCTCTTTATCTCTAGATACTATATAAGTAGGGGCAGAATCAATATTTGTTACTTGAAACCATTCATCGTCTATTCCATCTTTTATTCTTAAAATATCATTTACTGCAAAAGTAGTATCACCACTTATAGTTAAAGTAGAATTATCAAGAGCAGTCATATCAACTTCTAATCTATCTCCATCCATAACTAACAAATTACCACCTATTACAGATATAGTATCTTTTTCAAAAACTGTATTTGTTAATTTTCCTCTAACAGATATATCATTAAATTCAGCACTACCACTATCTAAAATTTGAAATCCAGCTCCTAATTTTCCACTAACAAAATCACCAGATTCAATGCTATTTTTAGTAATTACTATATTACCAACTTTAGCACCATCTACACTAAATTTGGCTATTTCTATTCCATTATTATCATAAAAGAAAGTTCCTTCTCTATTAAATTTACCCAAAACATCTCCATCAATATTTTTAATTAATATAGAATCACTATTTAATTCTAGTGTTCCTTGAGTATTTATAATTTTAAGATTTTCAGATAATTTAATATTACCAATTAAATTGTCAGAAACAATATATCTCAAATTATCTCTTAGAATTTCAATACTATCTTCTTCTAAATTACCATAACCATCACCATATAATTTATATTCTTTAAAATTAATTATATAAGCATCCCAAGGATAATCATCATTTTTATTATTTTTTATTTTAGTAGTGGTACCTGGTTCAGGAACAATTATTTTTGCAATAGTTACTTTATCCTCATGTTCATTAGTTTCTATTTCAATACCATTTAAATATATATTAATATAAAAAACACTATTGTAATTATTAAGTGGTATTGGGAGTGTAGTATCTTCTTCAATTTCAAATATTCTGCCACCTTTTGAACATTTTCCTGCTTTAACTGTAACAGCATCAGAAACAGGATCAGTTGCTTCTACTGTCAATCCATTTATAATAATTGAAGGTATAGTTTGTCTTAATAAATCTTGAACAGCAGTTATTAAATCTGCAATTGCTATATCAGAATAAGCATTAGACATTAAAGGTCTAATAGAAGTTCTCGATAATTGACCACTATATGCTTTGGAAGTAGAATAATTTAATCTTTTAAATATTTGTTCATCTACTAATGTAAATAGATTTTTATAAGTATTTTTAGGCATACTATTATTTAGAGTCTTCCTTGGGTTTTTCTTTTTTATTTTTTTCTTTATCTATTAAATATTCTAATAATGACCTTTGTCCTAAAACTTGAAGGTAAGCACTTTCTAATTGTTTTTCTTGATCTCGTTTTTGTTTTAATTCTTTTTCAAGTTCTTTAATATCCATTTCTTACTCACTTTTCTTTTATTTCTATATTTACATTCCACGCTTTAGATAAAGCTTCAAAAATACTTCCATCAACTTTTGCTTTATATCCTTCTTTAGAACCTAATCTGATAATTGTGCCACAAAATTTACAATTTCTCATATCTGAATATTGGTATTCTAAATAAGGCATAAAACAACCATTAAAATTTGAACCTCTAGCATCTACTTTTCTCATCCAAATCTTTCCTATAAACTTTACATCAGTAAAATTACAATCACGTAATATAGAACCAGAGAGTTGTACAATTTCTCCCTCTTTACCTATTACAGCTCCAGAAAAATTACAAGCTGATAAATCACAATTTACCTTAACTAATCGTATAATTATAGCTCTAGATAAGTCTTCTCCTTTAATTGAAACATCTTTTATAAGTTCCGAAATATCTAATCTGTTTTTAATATACATCTTTATCTTTTTACGCAAATCATGGGTCATAGATTTCATTATTTCTTCCTTACTTTAATCTGGATAATATGCTAAAGTTAAATTGTAATAACCATTTCTGTCATTTATCCCTTCAATAAAATAATTTCTATCTATATCATTATATACATCAGTAACTTTTACTGTATGTCCTATTTGAAGATAAGGAGCATACAAAACATCTACACTTATTTTTGTATGATTTTTATAATATTCTTCAAGAAATGCTTTTGAAATTAAATCTAGCTGAGATTGTGTATATAAAAATTCATCATCTATTCTTATATCTTTATAAACTCTATCTCCTAATTTTTGAAGCAAACCATCATCATCATAAATACTAGTATCATCTTCCATTGTTTGACTTACTCTATCATCAATTTCTCCAGTTATACCACTATCTATTGTGCAACCTCTAAATTGTGTTGAAGTTAAATCAGTATATGTAAATGCATTAGTTCCTATATAAGCTGTTTTCTCTTCTCCAGAATCAGGATCTGTAAAATCTGCTGTAGATACAACTTCAACAGCTTCCTCTCCAGCATTTACTCCTTTAGTTAATTTTGTAGTAGCTATCAATTTACTTTCAGATTTTAAATATATATCATTATAAGCAGAAAATTCTGAAAGAGCTACTACCCAAACTCCATCTCTAAAATCTATTTTTTTAATATCTTCTAATATTAATTTTAAATATCTTGCTTGGAAATTAATTCCTAAATCACTTTCTTCAAAACTGATTGATTCACCTCCATTTAACTGAAAATCTTTAGTTTCACTGCTAATAGCATAATAATTAATGTTATCAGTAGAATATTGTAATGTTAAACTCATATTTATATCATATTTTCTTATTTCATCAGGTCTAAAAAAACCAGCAACTAAATCCATTGCTTGTATTGTATAAATTTGTCCTAAATCAAGAATTGCAAAATTATATCCTGAAGGTGGCTGAGTAAAAAATTCTGTTTGTATCTGACTATCCCATCTACCATCTATTATACTAGCTATATCTGTAACAGGAATCATAACAGTCCAATATTCAAAAGTTGCTGTAACTATTTCTTTTCCTCTAGAAGGAACTAAAGATTTATCTATAAGAAATTCTACAACATCATAATCTATTACTAATTTACCTGTAGAATACATTACAAAATAAGTTGATGTAGATAAACTTTCTATTTTAGAATTTTGTTCAATACCAGGAACATACCATATTCCTCTACCATAATCCATATTATAATCGTAAGCACTAATGGTGTTAGTTAATGTTCCCTGTGAATTATATAAACGAATTGGTTGAGATGCTTCTATACTAGTGTGAGGAAATATTACTTTATAATAATAATAACTGTGAATTTTTGTATAAGTTTCACTACTATAACCATGACAACCTGTTCGTGTAAATGTTCTTGATTTTACCTCTATTTGTACAGGTAGAGCACTCATTCTTTTCATATTATTATCTATAGCAACCCCATTGATATAGACTATCGGTTTTATAGTATCTAAATCAATATAACCTGCTCCACTTATAGTAGTTTTATATACATAATAATTACCAGAATCTCTATCATAACTTAATTCTGTTTGATTAGCTGTTCCTTTATATGATACGTCAGGAGTAATAAAAGCTATATCTTGACCGAACATTATATTTGTAGGAGTTTTATTTTTACCATAAAATAAAATTCTTGTATACAAATCTTCATCTTCAAGATAATTTACATTAGTCATTAAAGCTAAATCATAGTCCTCATTTACTTTCTGAGATAAATAGGAAGCCCATATTTTATTATCCCCTTGAGTTCTTACTATAAAATTAGGAGCTAAATAATTTCTTAATTTATTAATAGCTTCAAATCTATTTGCTACTTCTCTAGAACGAAATGATATTTTATTCAATTCTATTCCAGTTGCTTGTAAAGTTTTGAAAGTATAATTTGTATTACTGATTACCGTAGAAGATGTACCAATATTAGTAGTTAAAATTATTCTACCATATCTTTTATCAAAATAAAAGAATCTTCCAGGAGAAGGAATTGTAAAATCACTATCACTTAAATCTGTTTGAACATTACTGTAAGTTAAATACCACACTCGTCCAGGAGAATAAGTTGCTTCATATTCTACATAATCACCAGAACTATGAGCTTTAAGAGAATTAGAACCTGAAGTAGGAATACCTGTTAAAGTATTACTAGATTTTCCTGTCCAAGTAAAAGTATCACCATTTATAGAACCTGTACCACTAGTTGAAAAACCACTAGCATCTGTTAGAATTATACTTGTTACTCCTGCCGAAATATTAGCAGATAAAGTAGTTTCTATAGTAATAGTAGAAGAAGTATAATTTGGTGTCATTATATCTTGATTAGTTCCTTCTTCTTCATTAAAAGTAGTTGTTAAATGATTAGTTATTACATCTGAAGCCGAAGATTCTCCAAATAAATATTTACCATAACCATCTACTTCTGTAATTATTTCTTCAAATATATCTTCAATATATTTACCTTTTGTATAATAATGATATTCTCTCGCTATTACATGATAATTATATTTTGTATTTAAAGGACTACCTAATTTCAATTGCCCTTGCTCATATAATATTTCCAATCCATCATATTGAGGGTCGTCTAAACTATTTACTCTATCATAAATTACCACAATAGGTAAAGGATTATCACATAAAGAATCATTAGCAAAATCATATAATTGAGCCAAACTGTCATTAGGAGATGCTAAATAATTTGGAGTTAAAGTTTCGTTTTCTACTTTAACTTTAGTTCCTTCTATCACTAAATCTATATCTAAACTCTGTAATACAGAAATATAATCAAGACAGCTTATACTAATAGTTCTTGTTGTAGCAGTTTTTCCTATAGAACGTTGAGTAACTAAACCATAAAATCTTTTCCAGTTTGTTGTATCTCCCCCATAATTTTCTATTAATTCTACTGTATCTCCCACATCTATTTGATTAATTCCACTATTACTAAATCTACCATCATCATTATTTAAAGTGAAAGTAGCAGAAGCAGCACCAAAATTTTTATCAGTAGAATCATTCCAATCCAAAAGATAAGAAGAAAAATCAGTACTATCAATCTTAAATGTAAATGTGATTTTAATATCTTGATTGTCTATTTGATTTTGTATAGTTGAGGTTAATGTTTTTGCCATAATTTTATTTCTTCTGAAGTTAATTTAACTTCATATTTTTTTTCACATATTACACATAATAATTCAATACAGTTTAATCCTTTATTAATAATAAATTTACCTATGTTATCATTACCACATTTACAAGTAAGTTTAAATTTAATAGTAAGTCTAGTATCTTGTTTTTGTTCCATTATTCCATTCTCTCAAATACTGCTTCTAAATCTTCTGTATCTTCTATACCTACTAACCAAATTCTTCTAACATTAAGAAATCTTCCTATATATTCATCTGAATTGTGGTCTACAATTTTTACTTTAGTTCCTGCATCTATATATGCTTGTATTTTTGCTCTTAAATTATTATAATCTGAATCTGTTAATTCAAGCCAAAGAAGTCTTATAGGTTCTTTTACAGATTTAGTTTCAGGATTGACAAAAGCATTACTACCATCTGCTAATTTTGTTTTTGTTTGAGTACTGATTACATTTATATCTAAATCATCATTAGGGCGATAAATAGTTCCATCAGCATCCCATTGGTCTCCTGAAGCTTCTATATATATACTCCAAGATTGTCTTTCTGCCATTATACTAATCCTCTTCGTGCATGTAGACTGTATTGGTCTTCTATATTACGTTTTTCAGCAAAATATGCTGATCCAGGTAATAGATATGTTTCCATTGTATTTTTTAATTCTACTAAATTTCTATTTACTATATCTAATTTTTTATTTGTAACATTTATTCTACTTGTTATTTGGAGAGTTCTTTGAGATTCTGTTACCTCTGTTTTAGATTTCATTTTTCCCATTAACGAACTACCCATCATTAAAGCCATACCTGCAATCTGTCCCCATCCAGGAATCATCATTAAAGCTCCTCCAACTCCACCCATTATACCACCTGCTACACCACCACCACCACCAGCACCTGCTATAGCTCCCATTGCAGCAGACATTCCATATTGCATAAGTCCAGGTCCTTTTTCTTTATCTCCAGCAGCACCCCCACCTGCAGTTCCAGCTTTAGCACCTGTTACTAAAGCTGCTTTTAATTTTGCAGCAGCTATATCTCCTCCAGTAACAAAAGCAATATATATTTTAGATTGTACCCCACCTAAAGCACCCATTATCCCTGCAGCCATTCCTCCACCTTGAGCAAAAACACCAGTAGCTGCTAATACTCTAGTTAATTGACCAGCAAACATATCAGCAAAAATATCACTCATACTTTTACTTAAATCCTTAAAAGCTTCTTTCAGTGAGGATTCTCCTTTTAATATACCAGCTAATGCATTTTGAAAAGCACCTTGAAGCTGACCACTAAATTTAATAGCTTCAGCATTAATAGCTTTTTGAAGCTTTAACATTTGTTTAACTATATCTTCTTGATTTTTTAATTGGTCTTTTTGAGCTATCATCTTATCTAACTTATCTTGTTCTATTTGGACTTGACTAAAACCAAACATTGTTAATTTTTCAGATTCTAATAATTGATATGCTAAAGATGCTTTCATCATAATATATAAAGCAGCCATTTTTTCAGTTTCTGATACGTTTACTTTTGTTTGTCCACTTAACTTTTCCATAAGTCCTGTAGCTGTTGTTACACCTTTTTGCCATTTAATCATTTCAAAAGTAACTTCTTCTGTTCTATTTAAGAATTTTTTAGCTTCACTTTCTGCCATTCCCAAATCCACAACTAACATTTTCATCATTTTAACTACATCTCCTCCAGCTTTAGCTTGTTCAAATGGACCAAGAAAATCTTTTTTGAAAGATGTTTCTACTGGTAATTCAGTTCCAGGAGCAGTTATAGATCCAGGTTGAGTTTCAAAATATTTTTTAGCATATATTTCACCCATTTTTTTTGTAGGACTTTCAATTGTTGCTTTACCAGAAACTACATCTTTAGCTTTAGCCAGAGATTCAAAAATTCTTCTCATAGTAATACCGAAAAACATAGCTCTTGGTATTAAATTATTTTCCATATAATCATTAATAGTTTTTAAAGCATCTACAAAATTAGCTGCTCCAGTAACACCCATAACAAAAGCTTCTATAGTAACTTGTTTTAATTCCCTAAATCTTTTAAGTTGTCTATCTATGGTATTCATTTGTAACTCGAACAATTCATTAAGTTTTTTCATTCTTTCACCTAAAGGTAAGTTCTGTAATCTTTCTAATTCTTCAACTACTTTACCCAAGTTTGCAGCAAAGGAACCTGTAACTCTCATTCCTTTCATACCAAAAATATCATTTAAAACTTTCATTTTTAATGCAGAATCAGCATATTCTACATTAATTTTTCTTAATAATTCTAAATATACATCAAATATTCTTTCGGATTTTAGGTCAATTAATCTACCTAATTCTACTTCCACTCTCTTAATCCTACTGGTCATCATCATAAAGGTTCTACTTAATTGAGCACCAGCAGTTCCACCACGTTGCATAAGAGTATGAGATGCAGCTAAAAGACTCATTAACTCATCCATAGTTAAATTGTAGTTTTTAGCTACTCCAGTAAATCTAGCTAAAGCAGTATTGAATTCATTTAATTCAAAGGCGTTGTGTGCCCATAGAACAGCTATGGTAGATGCTATTTTCTGCATTTTTTCATGAACACCTACAGCACCTTTAATGTTGTTTTTCATTAAATTATAAACATCAGCCATAGTTCTAGCTGTTTGAGTAGAATCTCCCATAACAGCGATCGCTGCTTTTATAGCCAACCCCATACCAGCCAAAGATACTTCAACACCATGACCAGCAGTACCAAATCTATAGTAAGCTTCTGCAATTTTATCTACACTTTCGCCTGTGTCTATAGATAAGTTTCTGATTTTAGTTCTTAATTCTTCAGTAAATTTAGCCATATCTTTAACACCATGAGTTACAGCAAGTGCTCTTGCCATAGCTTTATCAAATTCTTTTAGATGCTGAACACCTTCTCTTATTGTATTTATAAATGCTAAAAAGACATTACGCAAAGCCAACCAAACAGGAATAACTAAGAAAGCTCTTTTAGCAAGTCCAGTAAAACTATGTGATAAATTTTTACTACTAGCTGAAGCTCTTCTCATACTACCATCAACTGCATCAGTTGCTTTTCTTGTTCTCTGTAAAACTCTTTCCATTTTTGCAGCATATTTAGCATCAAATTCTATTATATAACGTAATGTTCTGGTATCCATTATTTGTTAATTCCTTTTGGGTTTGTTGAAAACCCAATAAGATGTTTTTGTTTGTTTTTTATTATCTTGCACTTGTTTTGGTTCTTCTTTCAAACCTCTTTTTTTATTTTTATAATACACATAAGCATCTTCATATATGTCATCTTTTAATACTACTTCATTTACATCACCCATAGCAATATCTATAAAAATATTATGATAAAAATTTAGAAAATTTAGAAAAAATACCTGTAAATGAGTAAAACTGTCATTGTTTTTAAATAATCTTATACTTGTTTCTTTAGCACATGCATACAAGCATTGCCAATAATTATTTTTAGCTAAACCCCTTATAATTTTATCAATGTTTTCCATGATTAAAAAATAGGTATTTCATTTTTAGTTAATAAAGAAGCATGCATAACTACAGTAGTAATTAATGTTTCTTCACTATTTAAAAAACTATCATAAGTATCCCAAGCTTTTATCCATTTATTATTTACCGATTTTTCAGTTATTAAATAAGCTAAATAAGAATAACTATAAACATTAACTTGACATTCAATAGAAGAATCCAATAAGACAGCTTTTCTCATTACAATTTCTTCTTGTTGAGTATTTAATTTTGATATTTCATCTCTATAAGGTTGTAAGTCTTTTTCAGGTTTTTTCTCTTTAATAGCTTTACCTAATTCAAATAACAATTTACTTTTTTGTTCTTCTAATGCATCATAATTTTTATTCATTGCTTCTATATCAATACCACGTTTTTTATATAACTTTATTAAATCTTCCTCTAACAAGAATTTTTCATTTTGTAATAATAGAGTATATTTTTCTATTCTCTTTTCATTAACTTCTTGTTTTTGTTTAAAACTTGGTCTAACAACTTTATATTTAACTTTATCATAATCAAACTCTACTTTGTTATTCATTAACAATTCTTCTATTTTATCAAAATCAATTACTTTTTGAACTTTACTTTTTATTTTTTGTACTTCTTCATTGATTTTTGCCTTATTTTGTTCCATTCTTACCTCCAATAAAAAAAGAGAACCCTACTATTGATTATTAGTAAGGTTCTCTGGTTTTGGTTTTTTGAATTTAAATTGTGATATATTTAATCCCTTTGTATGAGCTTCAATCAGTTTGTGAAGATTTCTTAATTCTTCATAAACAAGTTCTCTTGAAGCTTTTTTAATCGCATCTTTGTTATCTAAAATTTCAAATCTTTTGAGTATTTTTCCAACTAAAGATCTACTGATATAATCAAGTAATTCTTTTAAATACTCATCACTTATATTTAATAATAATAACTTTTCCTTACTCATTACTACCTCCTACGTTATGGAAGGGGAAGTTTCACTCCCCCTTTTGTATCTTACAGAAGACTACTTTGATTTGTTATAAAAGCACTTTCACCTTCAAGCGTTACACCTTTAGAAACATAATCATTAACAGGTGTTCCATCATCAATACCAACAGGTGCTAAATCTCTAAATTTATAACCAATTTTGAAGTTGGTTTTAGTATTGTCTTCATAAATTTTAATTGTTAAACTTAACTCATCACTTAACTCTCTGATATCAATTATAGGATAATCAGTTCCAGCTTTTCCTCTTAATACTTCTTCAACATCATAATCTTCTAAAATTCTTCCTAAAGTAACTCTATTTGTAATATCTCTGATTCCTCTAGCTACAACATGTTTATTACCAATTTCTCTAACATCTAATCTATCAAAAGTACTATCTATACCTACAGTTTGTAATCTGTAAACTTGATTAGTAGTTTCTAAGAAAATACTAACACAATCTGCTTGTATTCCTGCTACATCAACATCATTTTTAAGAAAAACTGTTTCATTACTCATATAAGAACCAGCAGAATACCAAACTCTAATCAAATCTCCAGAATTTGAAGTACCATTGATTGTTAAATTTCCTGCACCATCATAACTCCATTGAGTTCCATGTGTTAATTCAGTTGTTGCTCCTGCTCTACTTCTAGTAACTCTAAATAAATATTTACCACTATTATCAGGATCTGCAACAGGTGTTGGTGCTGAAAGAGAAACTGTTTGATTCGCACCTGCACTGATAGAACTTCTTTTAAAACATAAAAATTTATTTGTTCCTTGCAACATTTTTTCATCTTCACCATTAAGAGTAAAGGATCTTTCAATCAAAGCATCAGGATCTCCAATAGCTAATCCTAAACCAGCTAATCTTAACATAGGATAATACACAGTACCCAAAAATGTTCCATCATCATCTGTTTTATATCCTGCTATATCAACAGCAGAAGATTTAAAATCTGTAAATTCAATAGTATTAACAGCATTGCTTGAATTAGCTAATTTCCTCCAAAAATCCATAGATCCATATTCTAGTTGTCTTAAAGTGACACCAACTCCAGGTGCCATTTTTCTCCAATCAAGTATACCAACTCTACCAACTTCTTCAATCTTATCTCTGTTAAGAGAAATTGCAGCAGTTAATTCCTGCACTCTGTCAATCTCAACTGGATCTAGATCTGCAAATATCGGTATTACTTTAGGTTTGTAATTACTTGTATGTATCATTTAATATTTTCCTCCCTTGAAAATTTTAAAACCTCTCCATTAGGTTATTATCTTGCATGTGTCTTTGTTACACTAGTCCAATTATAAAATTGTACTTTCCAAACAGTTAAAAGCCAATTCACTGTTTTTTCTATATAATTCATTGGAGATATATTTTGTACTCTTTGTTTTACTTTAGATGCATATACAACAGCACCATCTTTTTTTCCTATGAATTTTAATGCTTGTGCATTTTTAGGATACATATCTCCTGATTTTGGTATCATATAATGAGCACCATAATTTACTGCAGCCCAATATGGAGCTAAAACATCTAATTCTTGAATTCTACCAACACCAACACTTTGTCTATTTAGAGTTTCTTCTACATATACTTTAATAGCATTTTCTAAAGTATTCTGTTTAGATTTAGTTTTTTTATTACTTTGAATAACTTGTTTCATATGAAGAGCTGTATCAAAACCTAATTTTTTTAAACCATTTTTTACAGTAATAAACTTGAATTTTATTTCTTTTTCTAAATCTGCAGGTTTTGTACCTACTACTTTTATATTAATTCTCATTAACCTTTTCTCACTCTGACAGAAATATTATGTCTATATTTATCTTTATCATCAACAGTTTCAGTAAAATCAATTCTAGCATCTGTAACAAATTCAGTTATGTTATCTCTGCCATTTGCTGTTAATTCTAAAGTAGTGTTATCACCTGAAACATGACCATGGTCATAGTGGACCCATCCATCTTTTAATTTATTTTTTATATAACCTGCAATATCTAATCTTTGAGCATCACTGCGAGCAAATACATCAATAATAATTAGATATCTATTTTCTAAAGTTTTTGAACCTACTTCTAATCTAACAGTACTAGTATCTGCAAGACGAACACAAACTACAGGTATATTAGTATTTTTAGCATATACTTGTTTAAAAGTCTTACAGATAGTAATATCAGACCAATCACTCGTAAAACTATCTTCTAGATATTTTAATGTGGACAATTCTACATTTCTAGGTTCTCTAAAATAAGAAGTCATTATTTATTCCTTATTCTGCACCAAATTTGTCAATGAAGATAATAACTCTTTCTATATTAGTCCAATCCAATACTTTTAAATTTTGTATTCTGACTGGTTTAGCTAAAGGTGGACCAGGAATCATTCTTTCACTTGTTATTGCACTTACACCCCTAATCACTCGAACATGATTAACATCTTCAATTGTTACACTTGCAGTGTTACCACTAGTTACTATGTACCAACCTGAAACATAAATAACTCCAGTATATTGAAAACCTGAATTGTCTATTTCTATAAGATGTGCTATTGCTCTACTCATTTTATCCCTTCCTTACAACAACCACACGCACCATATTGTATGGTCGTTTAGTTATTGTTGTTTTATTATTTCCACCTTTGAATGTTTGATATTCTATGCTGTCTATTTCTATTTTGTTCGCATTTTCAAAGGCTGTTCTCCATCTACCTTCACAAATTATTTCTTTAGCTCCACTTTGATGTAATCCGTATTGTTTATAAAATGCAGCTTCAGAAGTAAGTTCTCTAACATAAGCTTTGACAACTAAAGGATTTAAATTACTAAAAATATAATTCTTTTCATAAGGATCGAAATCATCCCCTGCAGTTTTAGTTGCAAAGTAGAGATATATTTTAGTAGAATGTTCTTTATTTTTTAATAATTTGTCTATAAACCCTATTTTTCTTAGTTTACTCATTTATTCTTTCCCAATGACACTTTACTTCTGGTGGCGAACCTTTACATACAAGTTTCCACTTACCAAAGGTGTCTTCATCATCTATTACAATTTTAACTTTATTGTATAGAAACATAAAGAAATATTTACCAAATTTAATTCTGAAATATTTAAATCCACATAAAAATCCTGCTATTTTTATGAGATACCTATATTTAACAAAAAATCTTTAATTTTTTCAACCCACTCATCTACCATATTTACTTTTTCTCTTATTGTATCAACAATATCTTCAAATTTTTCACTAGAAATAACAGGATAAAGTAAATCAACAATTAATGTTAAAATTTCTTTTACAAGTTTAATTCCAACTTGAAGAATACCCAAAATAGCAACTAAATTTTTTGGCACCCATAATAACAACTTTTTGATAATGTTCATTTTTTTTTCTCCTCCTCTTTTTCTGTTACAGATTTTAACAATTTTTCTCTAATTTCTTGTAGTCTTGTTTCACAACCATGTAAAATTTGTTTTTGTCCTGCAGTTAAGTTTCCATTTTCTATCGTTTTTAAAATGGAAGCAATTTTAACTAATTCATGTATAATGTTACTGAGTTCTTCCTCATTTATTTGTAACATTATTTTTTATTTCCGTTCTTTTTTGTCCAATATATGTTTCTCATTCCAACTACAAATAAACCACCCATAGCAGCAAGATGAGCAAAGATTAACCCTCTAATCCATGAGAGAGCATTTAATACTCCACCCATTTCTCTATTTAATGTTGCTATATGTTTAGCATTATCTTTAGCTAAATCCAACCAAGGTTGAAGTTCTTCTATCATTCTTTTTTCTCCTTAAAATATTTATTAATCATCATCTGCATCGAATAATGTAAATTTACCTGTTTCAAGAGATGTATTACTTCCCTTTGTTGCTCTAATATAAAATTCATAATCCCCATCGTTATCATTTTCGCTACTTTGATAAGTATATTCCCAAACTTTATCAGCTTCAGAAACTTGAGTCATAGCTACTCTATCTACTTTATCTGTTCCAGCCGAATCTTCTATAGTAATATTGACACTGGTTGGTGCTTCATTAAAAATAGCAGTAATTTTGATAGTAGAACCCAACCACAAATTTCCTTCTATTTTTATGTCTCTTAATTTTACAAATGCCATATTTGTTCCTTTATATTATATCAAATACTCCATGTACATTTTTCTTAAAGATTGAAATTGTTTTACTTATCTTATCATGCATGTTTATTTCTCTAGGATAATTAAGTGTTATATCTGGTAATCTATATACCTGAATTGGAGGATTAATTAAAATAGATGCAATAACACCTATTAGATTTTTTTCTCTTTCTTCAGGTTCAGGAAATATTGTATCATTTTGAATAATCCATGTTTTATAATTATTTATACTTAAATGAGATATAGCAGATTTAACTTGATTTTGGATTTCTGTAACAGAATAATTAGGATAATAGGTGTAACGAATTTCTATAATGTCACTACTAGTCAAACTAGCACTTACAGTAACTTTATTAGTATCAGAATCATAACTCCATTCTCCTGAACCTAATTCAGCATCATTATGTAATACTGTACTCACAGAAATAACACTGGATTCTGTTAAAGTAAATACAGCTGAAGTAGAATAAATAAATATATCTCCAGGAGACATAGTATGAGAATCATCACCTATAAGATTTCTTACTATAGATTCAATATTTGTTAATGTCACTGCCATTATAATTCCTCGGTTTTATATATTTTCTTTTTAAAAGAATTTGTATTCCTCTTCCTCCTTGGAATCTAAATCCTTTATTTTTAAATATAGATAGAAACTTATTATTTTTTCTCATTTTAATAAATAAATCTATATCAATATTCCATAAAAGAACAGTAAGTAATTTTTGAGCTATATCAGGATTAGAAGCATTAATTTTAACATAATATCTCTTTTTTCCACCCCCAAAACTTTTCCAAACTAATATAACACCTACATAACCTTCTTCATCTGATAAAGTATAAATATGTTCAGAATTTTTTAATAAGTTTTTTAAACTCCTTCCATCTCTAATATATAATCTAGCATTATCTTGAGTATAATAAAAATCTGCATCCTCATTATTATCTAAATAATCTAATAACCAAGGATGTTCTTTTGTTTTAGTTTTTTTAAGACGTTCTACCATTATATTTTTTTTCGTTGTGGGAAGGAAGGTTTTCATTGCCTTCCTTCTATCTATGTCAAACTGTTAAACAGTTCTTTCAAATTTACTAATAGCATAACTATTTTGAGTAGCAATAGCTACTTCTTCATAACCAGTTAAACCAACAGCTAAATAACGAGTAGTACTAACTTGAACAGGGTTGGGAGAAGTAAACACTAATCTCTCAGCTTGATCTCCTGTAGTGGAGATTATTCCACCTAATCTATCAATTTCGTTCATTCTCTTCCTAACAAACAATAAGGGTTTACCAGGTAACTCAGTAATGGTTCCAGCTAAATAACAAAGGTTACTACCTAAAACAGTAGTTGAGCTTCCATCTCTTGTAACTGTTTGTTTAACTCTACGAACAGTAACTCCTAAATCAGCAAAAGCTTCTTTTAAACTGTGATGTTTATCGTCAGTCCAATCCCATAACTTAATATCTTTATCAATTTGAGTTCCAGCAACTAAAACATAATCTTCACTATAATCAATAACTTGGTCAATCATATCAATAAGATGAGCATAATTAAAAGAAAGTTCACCAGATTTTAAATCATTAATATTACCTCTAGCAATAGCAGCAGCATCTAATAAAGTAATAACTCTATAATTTTCTTCAGCATTTAAAGCTCTATTAATCGTTTTATTTTTTCTAGCAAGAACTCTTTCTTTAGCTTTAGCTAAATCAATAATTTTAACATAATATTCTGGTGTAGCAATATCAGCAAAACTTATTTCAACTGGAGTATCAGTAGCAACATTTTCAGTAGTAACAGCACCAGTAGCAGTAATTATATAAACTTTATCAGTTTCCAGTAACACATCAAATTGATAAACGTATTCATTAGGATCAGCACTATCAACATTACATACATCATTTACCAGTAAAGGATATCGTCTACGAGGATCATTAGGTTCACCTATAATTCTAGATATTTCTAGACTATCATATTTCATTTAGAATAATTCCTCCTTGAATTTTAATTTTTTATCTCTCACCTAATGTTATTAGGAAGAGCCTTTTGTATTTTTTGGATCTTTATTTTTTATCGGGATAAGCATAATCTTGAACTTTAGATCTACTTACTTCTTCTGAAGAAGCAGAACCTTTGTCTTTCGAACCTATAGTTAAATCAAGTTTTTTAGCAGCTTCAGGTTTTGCAGCTCTTAACGTAGCATTGTCTCTTTCTAACTTTGCCATCTTAAATTTATTTTCATCAAGAATATCTTCATCTTTCATATCTTTAGTAATTTTTTCACCTAATTCATCTCTACGAGCTTTAATCTTTTTGTCTCTTTCAGCTTTATCAAGTTTAATAACTTTACCATCTAACTCTTTAACTTTAGCATTTGCTTTATCTAAATCTTCTTTAATCTTAATATTGTCAGCTTTTAATTTAGCAATTTCAGCATCTTTAGCTTTAGCAGCATCTTCTTTTACTTTAGCTTCAGCAGCATCTTTAGTTTCTTTAACTATTTTAGTTATCATACCTTTAACTTCATCTTCAGTAATACTAGCATTAATTAAAGAAGTTTCATTAGCATCAGATTTTTTAGTTTGAACCTTTAACAGAGAAGTATCGTTAGGATCTTTTGTTGTACCTTTTAAATCTACTAAAGTATAAGCTTTTTCTAATTCATCAGCAGTTAATTCTCTATCAATTGAAACTTTAGCAATTGCTTGAAATAAACCTTCAACTGTTTCTACTTTATATTGTTCTAATAATTTTTTCATAGATAATTCTTTAACTCCTTTTGTGTTTTTATTATCGGGTTCTATTTTACTATCTATCTTTTTTCCATTTTTGTCGATAGATGCTTTTTGAACCATTGCTATCTTTTTAATTTTTCTTCCTTTTTTCACTAATTTAGCAGATGGTGTTAAATCTACATTCATAATAGCACCACAATTATAACATTTAATTCTAGATTTGTTATTTTCAAAATCTATCATAAGAACATCTGAAAAACCTTTTTCTTTGCAACTCAAACAATCAACTTCACTTATCAATTTCATAATTCCAGCAATATCATAAACATGAAAACGTGCCATCTCTGGTAAGTTATCTATATCAGTTTTTTCTATTTTTATATCTCCAGTATGAATATATTCTTTTGGTGGTGTCATAACTTTAGCAAATTCTAATACTCTTTCTCTTTTAGACATTTCTATTACTTCAGCACCATCAAAAGCAGGTTCAGTTTTCATTAATAATGCTCCACCTGCAAATTCTATATCAGTTAAACTATAAGATTTGTCTTTACCATAATTACGATTACCCCAAGCTTCAAAAGAAATAGCTAATGTATCTTTTTCCATTAAATCTTTTATATCATTATATTCTTCTTTAAAATTGCCTTTATAAAAGACTCCATAAGCAATAATTTCATCTCCTATAACTTCAGCTTCAACCCAATGACCTACAACTCTTTTACGAAGATGGTCAAAATCTACAGCTTTACCAATTAAAGTTTTTATTGCTTTTTCAACTTCTTCTTTAGGTAAAGTGCATTTATTTTTGTTCATTCTATCAACATAAGCATATACACCTTTGAATACTGCTAAATCATGGGCAGGAAGCACAATTCCTCTCTTCGCTGCTATTTTTTCTAATTCAATCTTATTTTTAGATTCTTCTAAAAATTCAAATCTTGTATTAAACGTCATATCTTTAAGAAATATTTCTATTCTATTTTCCATTTTGTTTCAATCCTCTATTCAATATTTAATATTGACAATATTATCTTTCTTCTATCTCTTTTACCTGTTATATCATAATCTAATCGAATAGGATTTAATTTTGCTCCTATAGTATTTAATTCTCTTTTATCTGTAAATTTCTTTGTTCCAATTAAATGATTAGATATTTTTAATTCTTGATTTATTATACCTTTTAAAAATTGTTCAGTAACAACTTTAAATTCAACTTTACCATAAACATGATTAAAACTAGAAACAATATTTGTTTTAGTTCCTCTCAATGGTAAAACTTCATCAAGAACTTTGGAAGAAACACCATTTAATGATAATTCTTTAATTTTTGATTTACTAACAATACCTAAAATATTGATTAATGCTACAACAAGTTTTCTAATTTCACCAAACACACTATAAAGTCTTTTAATTTTAAAAGCTTTAATACCATCTACATCCATTTCTATCTCAAATGGTATTTTAACATATGTAGGTATCTCTAAAAGACCACCGCCACCTCCACCAACAGGAATAGCTTGTAAAACAACAATTCTGTTTCTACTTGTAATAACCTTTTTATCAACACTAGTATGAACATAAGTAAATTTGTATGCCATATTACTTATTTAATATTTCAAAAACCTGACCTAAAACTAATGAAGTATAACCTAATTCATTTCTATTTAATACCTCTTTTATCACTTCTAAATCTGCATCTTCAATATCTGTTGCTTCTTTCTTATCATAAATAGTTAAAGCCAATTTATATTGTCTTACTGCATCTTTTTGTGGATTTTTAGGTTTACTTATACTTAAACTATTAGCAATCACTTTTGCTGCAGTCATAACTTCATTACCTGATTTTACTGGTTCTTTTTTTAAATTTTTGATTTCAACATTAAAATTAATTTTTTTCATTTCTTACTTCTCCTTATTTTTAATAAAAGTTAATTTCCTACCTTCTTAATTACGGCACGTGTTTTGAGTGTGAAGCATCAAACCAACTTGTTCCATCACACCCAAGTTGCCAACCTCCATAATTTGCTGTCAGTGTCTCATCTGCTCCTGCGTGCAAGTATATCTTTTGTGTTCCTGCCCCTGACCCATGTGTTAATTTAGCAAACTCTCCAGCAGTATCATCTATCTTCATTACGTGTAAAAATTGTCCTGCGACCCCACCTGAAAATCCACCGATTGTAACAGAAGCGGGACCTGAGCAGTCTATCATAAGGCAATTTATTCCTGAGACATCATAAGCATTCTCTGTCTGGTCTGATGCAACCAATAACCCTTGTCCAGTGGATATTGCTCCGTTTACTTCAAGTTTAGAGTGGGGGTCTGTTACGCCGATGCCAATGTTGCCATTCTTTAATACTGTCATAGCATTGGCAGGACTACCAGCACTTGCCCCAATCCCAATAACAAATACAGGTTCAGTAGCTTCCCACGAGTCAGTAGTTCCACTAATGACATTATATCTTCCAAGAACTGTAGAAGCAAATGCTTGTGCTGTTGTCTGGTTCCCCATTGCCATACTGTAGAAACCACTTGCTGCTGTACTACCTCCCATTGCTGTGGCATAGGATGCAGTTGCATTACAATAATATCCCATTGCTGTAGCAGCGTAGGCAGTTGCTGTTGAGCTAGCACCCATTGTTATACTGTAGGGACCGCTTGCTTCTGAGCTACTACCCATTGCTATAGAGGTGTTACCACTTGCTATTGCGTCCCCTCCCATTGCTATGCTGGAGGATCCACTTGCTGTTGCATAAGAACCTATTGCTGTGCTGTAAGTTCCGCTTGCTGTTGAGTTGTTACCCATTGCTACTGAATAATTGCCTACATTAGAATCATCCCAGTCATCACCAGTTACACGCCCTACCCTAAACGCTCCTTTTGATTTGTCAAACCACATACGTTTATCGTGGTCAGTATCCCCATCATCTGCAAGTTGAGGTGAGCCAAAAAGAAAGTCCTCGTCATAAACAGGGTTTTTCTGCATTATAACTGTGCCTACATCAAAATCCCACTTATCACCAAGAGTGTGTCCTGTGGTAGCACCAAAAGTTACTTCAATGCCATTCTCAAGTGTTTGTGCTGAACCTGTAATCGTAACATCTTCTACTTCCCAAGAAGAACCATTGTCATTGCTCCATTTGAAAGTGTCTGTTCCTGCCGCTAAATCTATCTGAACTCGGTATTGTGTATATGCCAAAGCTGTAGGCGTTCCACCTACGGACATATCGTCAAGGTCAGCAACAGGAGTAATAGAGGTAAGTTTTCCTGCAACCTTTTCAAATGCCATATTGGAAGAATCTAATGTGCCTGAAGTAGTAATATTGCCACTACCCATATCCAAGCTATCATTTGGAGTAAATGGCATAATTGTTATTCCACCAGAAGGTCTATCCCAATATAATTCTGGATTTTGAGCATTAACATAAGCGATTGTAGCAATAAGAGAAGTATCAACAGCCAAAATTCTATTAGTTGATATATCTCCACCTCCTAACAATCCAACACCTGCTGAAATAATAGTAGTTTTGTCTGCTTTTAAATCCAAAGCAGTATTTATTTCTGTTTCTGTATAATATCTTGCATCATGGTCAGTATTAATTCCACCAGTATCAGGCATATCATTTAATTGAGCATGTGACATTGTTTCAGAACCAGCTATTACTTCCCAACCTGTATTAGCAACATTTCTAACTTTTAATATCCAAGCACCTGCACCTGATGTAGTGTCTATCCAATATTTACTAACTCCTACTGCTCCAGGATCTGTTGCTTGTGTATATCCTGGAACATGAATTTCTGCTCCAGTTAAATCTTTATGATACTCAAAACCTTCTGGCATTATATTAATACCTTACTTTTGGATTGAAAATAATTTTTCCAATATTCTCTATTATAATTAACTTTTCTATTACATTTAATACATGAACAACATAAATTCCATTCTTCATTATTATCTTTATCATAGTCAATGTGATGAACTTCATTTCCATATTCTAAACAAAGTTGACAAATATAATTATCTCTTTTTAATATTTTGTTTCTTATTTTGAAATATTCATATGGATAATCATCATCTTTTTTAATTCCTGTTCCACCATGTGATAAACTCATTCTTTTTTTAGTTTCGTTAGTATGTTTTCTGCCTATAGCTTTTTGTCTTATTTTTTCTTTAGCTTCTTCAGAATGATATTTATTAAACATGGGATTATTTATACCTGATTGGTCAGGCATATTTAAAGCTCTTTTTCTTTTACTTTCTTCTGTATGATGTTTACCAAAGAAAGGATTATTTTTACCTTGAGTTAATTCTTTAAAACTTCTTCTATCAATATTAAATTCAATCATCCTATTACATATATAAGTATAACTGCAACCAATTTTATTTGCTATTTTTTGAATGGTTTTTTTATTTCCTAAATATTCTTGTTCTAAAAATTTTTTAGTTACTTTAGTATAAACTCTTTTCAACGGTACAGCTCCGTACCAGCTAATTTGATTAAAGTTTGTAAGCCTCTTTTTAATGTTAAAGAAGGCGACCATTTTATTGTAAGTGAACCTTTTTGTTTAGATTCTAATTCTTTAGGAAAATCTAAAATTTGTACTTCATCATGACCTATTAATACCTTTATATCAGTTACTTCTACTTCAGCATCATTATATATTAAATATTCATATTTCTTACTTGTTCCTGCTTCTACTATACCTAAATCTAATTCCTTAATTTCCTTTCCGTCTCTAGTCAGTAGTTTCATCTTTTGCCTCTTCCTTTATAAGTCTATCCAAGATCTTGCTTTGTTTATTTAACACATCTAACTTTTTTAATTCTATAATGTCATCTAAAGGAAGTTGTTGTAAAGATTCTTCAAATTCTCCTTTAGATTTACGTACCCAACTATCACCAGATTTTTTATATCTCAATTTTACATTTCTCCATGATGCTTGTCTTGCTTGAGTTTCATTTTTTGTTTGTTTATACACAGAGTTGAATGTATCTATCCAAATTGACCTTGCACCTGCAGGAAGATTTTTTAATTGAGGAGGATAATTCTTATTAGTATAAGGAGCTTCTTCAAAAATTTTAGCTTCTTCTAGTTTTAATAATTCCTTCCTTGTTAATCCTTTATGACAATTAGGACACTTAACTTTTCCAACTTCTATTTCTTCTTGAGACTCAAAATCAAATATTTCTTTGCAATGTGGACATTCAGCTTCTTCTAAAGCTTGTAAGAAGTTTTTCTTTTCTATAGATTTTTTATCATCTGATACAGGTTTTTTTGGTTCAATATCCTTTTCTACATTTAGAATTACAGGTGGATATAATGCTTTATCAAGACCTTCTTTTTTCTCTGTTTTTCTATATTGGACTTCAACATCAAAATCTTGTTCACCAGCTACTTCTACTAATGTTCTTTTAGATAATCCACCTCTATCATAAATACTACGAAGCATTGTTCTAAGTTCCTGAGTAATAAATTCTTTTACAGGACTAGAAACTATCTTTATTTCAGCTCCCATCCATTTAGGATGAGATTTACTATTTTTTTCTATAATAATTTGAATTATATCACGAAGTAATGTTTTAAAATCTTTTATTCCTGATTTTATTTCTGAAACAAAAGGTTTTGGATTTAAAACAGATTCTCTCCTAGTAGAAGCTGTTCCTTGTATAATTTCTATTAAACCTAAACCAGATAATAACCTTTTTTCTATGGGACTATAAATAGCAGCATCAAGTGCTTTTTTATAATCAGGTATGTATTCAGAAATTTCTGTATCAAAACCTGTCACATAACCAGGTAATCCAGATTCACTTTTCTTTTTTTGTATAAGGTTTTGTAAATCTTTACTAACTTTCTTTAAATCTTCTTCACTATAAGTTAATTCAGCTCTACCTTCTATTGTCATTTTTTCGCTACCTTTTTTCATAACAAACAAATATTCTAAAGCTTTACCAACTATAAATTCACCTTTAGAAGACATTAATTTATGAAAACTCATATTATGAAAAAGACCTCTTCTAATAAGGAAAGGAATAGGAATTAAATTACTCCAACTTTCGTAAGGTCTTTGAACAAATATCATTTCTTCTTTGAATCTAGGAAGTTTTATATCATCTTTTTCAGCATCATTAATTCTTAAATAATATTTTTCTTCACCTAATATTACTGCACTCTGTTTTCCTTTTTTACTTTTAACTTTAATATCTTCACCATCTATAAAGAAAAGGGTAGTAGGTAATTGTAAATTGTTTTGTTTATCCCAAAAAGTTCTTAATAGTAAATTAGAAGAACCTTTCCATCTTTCCCTAAAATATTCTTTAGCTAAAGATTCTAAACCTGTAGGAATACTTTTAACTCCTTCATCAGTATTTATTTTTAGATTAACCTTTTTTAACCAATTGTTTAATTCTTCAGTTAAATTGGCATTAGGTGTTTCAATTCTATAATCAACTAAAGCACACTGAATAGCAAAATCTAACATAGTTCCTACTATTCCTGATACATCATTTTCTAAAAGTTGTTTAGTTTTTATAACTTGATTTCTATAATCAGTAGGTACTTTAATTGTTTCTGCTTGGAAAAAAGACAAAAGGTCAGCAAGCCAACGAAGCGACTGTGTTTTGCCTTTTATTTCTAATGCCATAATTTTCTCCTTACATTTTAATAATCAGAAAAGAAAAAGGAAGATTTGAGATGAGCTAAACGCCAGATTTTCCGAACGTTTTCTCAACGATAGGTTTGACAATAATAAATTCACAATACCAATGTAGAATACTGAATACTTGAAACATTTGAAATGTATGATTTTCTTGAGCAATGCATTCGTATATAACTCTTTTGCCTGACTGCATTGAAATAACACTGTTCATCTGTGAATCAAATTTATAATCCATAGGCATTTCCATTCTTTCACCATAAAACAAATCTTTTAGATGTTTTATAGACCAATCTACGACAAATTCCTCTTTGTAAATCGGTTTTCCATCTTTAAACTTTTTATTACCATTATCATCAGTTTCAAAATCTACAGGTATTTTTTCTGCAAAATGAACCCAAACTAAATTATCTTTAGAAAATACTTGTTCTAAAGAACGAAATATTGCTCTTCCTGTACCATCGGTACAATCTAATGCTATAAAGTTAGCTTGTATCTGTTTAGCTAACCATTCAAAAATTTTAAATTGTTCTTTGTCTGTTAAATTGTATATTGTTATGTTATAAGTATATCTATACTTTTTATTTATCTCAAAAATAATTCCTACTTCTGATGGTGCTGATTCACCTATATCAGCAAATAAAAATACATTAGTAGCATTACTAGGTCTTTCTACTACAATAATATCTTGGAAATTATTAAAATTCTTTTTATTTATCTCAAAAGTTTTAATAATCTTTTCTTCATTATAACTTTTACGAATACGTTCCATATCAAAAACACTAACACCTTCTTCAACAACTTCACCTTTAATAAATATTCTATAGTTTATGCTTTGTCTGCCATTAAAATCCTTTACAGCTTTTGCATCTTCATTTTTATCCCATTTAGGATTTACATATTGAGGTAAATTAACAATAAAGGTTTTTTTAGTTATATCATAAAAAACTTGACCACATGGACTATATTTAGTGAAATTGGTCATTCCTGATATTCTAAAAATACAACCATCTTCACTAACAGAATCCCTACGTTGTGCATAAACTTGTCTAGTTTCAAAACTAGCTTCTTCTATCCATAATTTAGTAAAATGTTTTTGGAAGAATTGTGCTCCAGGTTTTTTACCAGCAATATTCATATTAACACCTTCTAACAAAACACCTTTCATAGCAATTCTATAATTAGGACTTCTATTAATAATAGCTTTAAATAATCGTAAAAATGGATGATGTTCTAAAGCTTGAATAAGATCTTCTAATATACCTCTTATGTGTATAGCATCATAAGAACTAAATCCTAGTTTTGTTCCACTAGTTGGATTAATCAAATTTAACAAAATATCCAATTTTTCTACACATAAAGTTTTACCAAATAATCTTCCACCTAAAGCATAAATATCACCTGCAGCTTTTTTTAATCGAAAGTTTTCTTTTTCAGATAATTTAGGATTATCATCTATTAAATATTCATAAGAAAGCAAAGGTAATTGACCTAATCTTACATGTGATAATTGTTCACCTTCCATAGATGTCAAATTATCAAAATCACTAAACAAACATTCTGTTTGAGCTATAGGATTGTAAAAAGATTCTACAAATTCAAGTTCTTCTGGTGTTAATTTGCCTATCATTTCTCATTTTCTTAATAAATTTTTGGTAATCATATAAAAGTTTCTTTGTTGGTTTATCTAAATTTAGTTCTCTATAAAATCTTGCTTTTTCGTCTCTCATTGGAACGAAGGGTTTCTCCTACGATTAATTATCTGAAATTAATTATTTGTCCATCAATATTATAAGTTCCAGCACTATAATTTTTAGCTACTGAACAATCAATAGTTATTCCATTAGCTTCTGTAGCAAAAGTTAAATTATTTGCACTATCTGTCATCGTTACAACATCATCAGTGCTACAATAAAATCTATTTGGATCATAAGGTGGGTTCCATTCTAATCTATAAGGTTGATACCAGTAAGGAATAGGATAAACAGGAACTTCTCTTTCCCTGATAATCTCTTTTATAACTTTGACAACACTTACTTTTTCAGCTTTAGGATCTTTCTTTTGTCTTTCTTCAATTCTATCTAAACGACCTTGTTTTAAATCATCTAAATCCATCTTTAAAATTCTACGTCTTTCTGTAGCTCCTTTAATTATTCCATCTTCTTTATCAATAGCTTCCAAAGTTCTTTTAACAATTTCTTTAACTTTATTTATTCGTTTTTCTTTGAGCTCTTTTTCGGCAAGCTCAACAGCCTTTTTTACTTCTTCTTTTTTCATTCTGTTTTTTCTCCTTTTTAGGCAGGAGAAGCCCTTCGTTTTTATTTATAAAAAAAGAGCTAGCGAACTTAATCACTAGCTCTAATTTTCTAAAATTTTTGTCTAGTTTCTCGTAGACAATACTTTCAAAGCGTGTGCAGCATTTAATGCAGCTTGCGTATATTTCAACGCCTCATCCGCAGTAACTTTACCACTCATCTTATCCGCAAGGAATTCGATGGCTTTTTCCAGCTTTTCTTTCATCGGGTTCTACCTCCGATTTATTGCCACGTTCTTGTGAAGCTCATCAGGTTGTGGCATTTCCTGATTTACTTTTCAGAGCCGACAGGATGACTTGCACACCCAACTTCTGTTTACAAAACAGTAGTTTTGCTTGTTAAACTATGAAGGCTGGTAGTCCGTGAAGGAATTGCACCCTCATTTTCTGGATGTAAGCCAGACGTTCTTCTATTGAACCAACAGACTTGGAATAGTTAATACAATGACGTATCCGATATTATTTTTTTTAGGGCTAAATGCATTTAACCTCGGATTCAGGGCAGACCCTCATTGCGATGGAAACCTCTCTATTAACTATTGGTGGAGCTACTCGGAATCGAACCGAGAATTCTTGCTTGCAAAGCAGGAGTTTTCCCAATTAAACTATAGTCCCTGGAGACTGTGGTAGGATTTGCACCTACGTGGAACTGTTTTGCAGACAGTTGCCTCACTGCTCGGCTACACAGCCTGGAGCGTCTTGAGAATTTCGAAATCTCATCCTCTGGTTGGAAGCCAAAGATTCTGCCTTTGAAATAAAGACGCTGGCTGAAGGAGAGGGAATCGCACCCACGACACGTGGTTCTTCAAACCACTGCTCTACTGTCTGAGCTATCCTTCATGGTACGTAAAACTACGTAAAAGTACGTAAAGTGGCAGGAGTTGTAGGAATCGAACCCACATCAGCTGTTTTGGAGACAGATGTGTTGCCACTACACTAAACTCCTTGGTGACAAGTAACCACTCGCTACCCATCAATTGAGATAACTATTGGTTTCAAGTTATTTATTCCAGATTTCTAGAAAACCCTCAATTGCTACAGCCTTGTCCGTTACTTGCCTGGTCAGAAATAGTGGAATCGAACCACTGCCCTATGGTCCCAAACCATATGGACTGCCACTATCCTAATCTCTGTGGAAGCGGACATGAGAATCGAACTCACGTTAAGTGCTTATGAGACACTTCAGAACACCAGTCCTAGCCATCCGCATTTTGGTAAAAGTATTTTTAACTTCCTATACTTTCTTTCATTTTATCCTTCGTCCTTTATTTCAAGAACCATCTCCTGCTCCCATTTTACGCTCCTATTGGTTTCATTTTAACTTTCGCCTTGTTTATCTATCATTTTACTACTTATACTATCTTTCATCTTACATCCCCTTCTTCATCTTTTGTTTTTCTTGGTCTAGAACTTTCGTCATTTCTCATTTTCTTCCTTCTTTCCCCATGTTCCTTTTTAAAATCACAACTAGTGCATTTTTCTAGCCACATAAATCGTTTTGAAGAAATCATAGAATTGTATAGATAACCAAATTTACACTTTTTACACTTGTTGTTTGACTTCTTTACTAATTTCTTCATATTCTGGATTTGTCTTCCATTTATCTATTAGCCAATTTTGAACATAATCTGGAGAGCATTCTAAAACTGCAGCAACATCATCAGCTGTCAATTTCTTTTCTATATATAATTTCATTAAATGCTTATTTGTTAATATTCTATCTTT